TGGTTATTTTCTATCTAATCCAGAGACCTCCTGTCTTTTTTTCTTTGAGTCCCCAGACTGCTCGTACTAGGGCTTCGGTTACGTGTGTGTAGTTTCCATATATTAGGAGGTTTCCGGCTTGGCTATATTTGTATTGGACACTCATTAGGCTTTGGGTGAGTTTTGGCTCGGATATTAGTTCTAGTGTTTCGTTTTCTAGTAATAGGAGAGTGTGGCTGTATAAGTCTTCTTTTAATATTCTTCCTGTTCCTGCTGTGTTTTTTATTTCGGATTTGGATGAGTTGTTAAGTGCTATTACTTTTTTTTTACCTAGTAGTTCTTGGAGCTGGTCTGTTGCTCCTCCTCCAACTCCTCCGTCATCTACGTAGATTTTATTGAAGTTCCATAGTTCTTCGAGTTTTTGGATTTCTCTTACTGTTTTGGTTAGTCTTTGTTGTGTGTGAGTCTGGATTTTGATTATTCGGGCTTTTTTTGTTCTCTTGTCTTGTTCTGCTATTGCGAAAGCGTTTTCGTCTCCTCCCATTCTTGCGAAATCTACACCTAGGAAGTAGTTATATTTTCCTTTGCTGTATTCTTCTCTGTATTTGTATCTTAGGTGTTTGATTTGGTTTTGTATTATTTCGGTTGCGAAGTATTGCGAGTGTCCTTCTACAAATTCGGCTAAGTATTCTTGGGCATATTCTCTTTTGCTTAGTCTTTGTCTTTCTTTTCTGAGGAAGTCTTTTGGTATTCTTGGACAACTTTCACTAGATACGTGAATGTTGAGGAATTTGGGGTCGTTGCATACTTCGTAGAAGTATGATCCTTTTCCTAAGGGTGTTGAGAGGTAGATTTCATAACCTAGTCCCCTCGTTTCTCTGGATACTGCAATCATTGGCTTAACAGCTGTCCAGACTGCTTGGGGGATGTAAGCGGCTTCGTCCGCAACGAGGAAGTCTATTGTATAACCTCTTATGTAGTCTCCTGTTTGCCCTGTAGGTAAGCAGTAGATTATTGAACCGTTGGTTAGTTCTATTTTTGTTTGTGTTGGTCTGGATGAGTATAGTCCTTTGGTGTATTCTATTTCGTAGTATTTTTGTCTTATTTCTGTATAAGTTGGTTTTTGTTCTTTGGGGAGTTTGTCTATTTTGTTGTGGAAGAGTTTTTTTTCTCTTTCTACTAGTTTGATATGTTCGTCTCTAATGATTGCGTTTATTTTCTCAAATATGAGGCTGGATTGTCTCTGGGATGCTGCTATAACTAGGCTTCTGGTGTTGGGGTGTGTGATTGCTAGTCGGAATACTTTTTCGGATATTGTTCGGGATTTCCCTGTTTGTCTTCCGCATCTAAGAGCGATGTTTCCCTCGTGGTCTAATACTTTTTTTTGCCAAGGGTCTGCTTTTTCTCCATTTTGGAATTGGTAAGTTGTGGGGATTACTACGTTTTTGTAGTGGTCGGGGTTTTTTGGGTTGAGTTGTTTTGCTCTTTTTTTGTCTGCTAGGTGTTTTTGATATTCTACATTTTTTTTGTATGCTTTGGATTCTGCTTCATGTTTTCTTTTTTTGAGGTCTGCCATTCTTTTTGTTATTTTTTTTTGTTATTTTTGTTCTTTGGTTTCTTCTCGGCTTTTTTTTTCGGCTTCTTGGATGTAGTGGGAGAAGTCTTGGGGGGTTTTTAGGTGGGAGGTTTCTTGCTCTAGTTTGAGTCGGAACGATTGGTCTTTGTAGAGTTGGGCTATTCGGTCGTTTATTTTCTTTTCTATTTCTGGGGGGATGTTGTTTTTCTTTTTGTTTTGTTTATCTTTTTTGGAGTACATAAAATTTTGTGAAGTCCTCCCTATTTATTTTTTTTTCATTTTTTGAAAATCGCAACTAAGTAAAAACTATTTTCTTAAAACATTTTTCTTAAAAACTATTTTCTTAAAACGATTTTCTTAAAATATTTGTTTGGTTAAGTCGGTTTTTTTGTATTTTTGGCTAAATATAGGGCTAAATAAGGGTATTTTTGGGTATTTTTGGCTAAATATAGGGCTAAATAAGGATATTCTAAATAAAATGCTTTGAGAAATCTAGGAAGGCGGGGGGAGGTGGTGGTGGGGTGGTTGGGCTGGTTGGGGTCGGGGTTTATTGGGGAGGAGGCTAGTTCGGTTGTTTTAAAGGGCTAAATATGGGGCTGGATATGGGGAGGATTAGATATGGGGCTGAATAAGGGACTAAATCAGCACAGAGGGGTAAGACGGGCTACGAACACATCCTTATAAGTCTCGGTAGGGGACTGTTTAAGACATCCGCATCCTTTTGAAAAGCTGTGTCGTATCAACGAACCTTATACGTGTCGGTGGCGAGGTGGGGGATTCGTATAAGGTGAGTTATACGACAAGGTTTTCAAATGTGATTGTGTAGCGTCTTGCGGGCAGGTTGGGGTGGAGGCATCGCAAGGCGACTATCTGTTAGGATGGATTAAATTGTCCATCTCCGAGACTTATAAGGATGTTTTTTTTGTATCCGAACCGAATCCCGGAGTGAAGCGGAGGGGTTCGGTGAGAGTATTTTCGTAGCCCGTCTTACCCCTCCAATTTTGTAAATGGATTTTGGTTTTTCTGGGTTTCTCGTGGTTAAATTTGGATTTTTTGGGATTTTTGCTGGTTTTTTTTGGTTTTTTTTGGTTTTTTTTGGTTTTTCGGAGTTGGGTCTAAAAAAGGGGTGGATTGGATAAATTGTTTAAAATTCGGCATCCTCACCGATGTGAAACCCGTTTGCTCCTTTTTGTTTAAGCCATCCTATTTTTTTGAGTTGGGTTATTGCTCGGTCTCTGGTTTGCCAGCAGGTACCTATTTCTAGGATTATGTATTTTTCTAGTTGTTTTCTTCCTATGAGATTATAGCCATGATTTTCGTATATTATCCATAGTAATCTTTTGTATTTGTCTAGTCCGTAGTTTCTCATTTTTCTAAACCTCCTTTTCCTTCCTTTTCTTCTTCTGCTGTTTCTAGTTTAATTAAGTTATGGTAGATAAATTCACATGCTACGACGTCATATTCGGCATCGTGGAAGTTTGTTTTTTCTACTAGTTTTTGTCTAAGTTGGTTTGTTTTTTCGTCGTATATGACAGGATTTTCTAAAAAGTAATTGGTGACAGTTTCTAAACTTACACTTTTGAGTATTTTTGGGTCTTTTAGATGTCTTTTCGCTAATGCCATAGTGTCTATTGTGAAGATTGGGGGAAGTGTGACATTTTCCTCTCTTGCTCCTTGGTAGAGGAATTTTATATCAAAGTTGTCTATGTTGTGCCCTATTAGGGTTATTGTTTTGGTGGTGAATAGGTTGAGAAGGATGTAGTCTAACGCTACTCTTAGACTGTTGGTTACTTTGTTGTTGGTTAAATCGTGTAATGAAATACGATTTGTTTTCCATGCTTCATAAGAGTAGAGTTTGTTTTTCTTGGGCTTAATGTAGAAAGTGTTGTTTTCTTTTGGATCATTAAATCCTAGTCTCTTTAAGCAGAGGCTTACGATTCCATTTTTATATGGATCTAATCCTCCAGTTTCTAAGTCTATAACATAGCTTCTATTTTCTATTGCTTCTTTGGAGTTTTTATGTGAGATTTTCATTTTTCTGGTTGTGTTTCTGGTTGTGTTTCTGGTTGTGTTTCTGGGATTGGAATGTTTGCTTTTTTGAGTTCTTCTCTTAGTCTTTTGTTTTCTGATGCTAAGTCTTCGTATTTGACTAAGGTTTCTATGTCTTCTTTTATGTTGGACTTGCTACAGGGGGGCATTTCTAGTTCTAGTTCTGGGTTGCCATGGGAGTTGTCTATTCTAAGTCCGTTTTGGGTGTGAAATAGGGTTCCTTTTTTTAATAAGTGTGACTCTGCTATCACACTATTAAGTATTGCTACGTGCATGGTTTCGTATTTGTGGATTTTGTAGTCTAGTTCTTTGTTTTTGAGTCTGGGGATTTCTTGGGTTAATCCATGTAAGAGGTGGCTCATGTATTCCTCTATTCCTGCTAGGATTTCTTCTAGAGTGTTGCCAAATATGTCGGGGGTTTTTACTAGGAGTTTGCCAGTGCTGTAGTGCATAATGGTGCTTCCTTTGAGGTAGAATTTTAATCCCCTATACCTTTTATTAGTGAAAGGTTGGTATGTGGTAAAGGTGTGCGTAATGTCTTCACTACTAATAGGGATGAAAAGGGTTACTAAGAGGTTGTGGGCTCGGAGTTTTTTGGAGTGGGTTTTATCACACCCCTTAAAATATTGGACAGCTCGTTGTCCCTTATCAGTGATTTTGAGTTGGGGATTGATTAAACCGTCTTCTTGTAATTTCTTAATGTGGTAATTTATCGTTGTTTTGCTTAAATTTAGGCGATTTGCTAAGTCTCTTTGACTTAATAAAAAATCCTCTCTAATACTTGCCAGTGTAAAAAAAATCTTCATACCTGTAGAGTTCATTTCAACACTTCCCCCCCCTGCTGTCCTAATTTTCTGGTCTAATAACTTGGTCATTTTTCATTTATAAATAAAAGTGTGATGTGAAAAGAACATCTATTATTTAATATAGATGACATCTTTAGTCTCTCCTGCTATCCTCTGTGCTAAAACTTCAAACTCTCCTTTATATCCTATCCAGTCAGAGAGTTTTCTACCTCTCTCTTTTATGATTTTTGCCAGACTTGTTTTATTTGGGTAGTAATCTACTTCAGCCCCTCCCATTTTTATGGTTAGGATGAGTTTTCTTTTTGCTTTGTCTCCGTCTTGGAATTCAATATATTTTGGTTCTTTGATTATCTCAAATGTTTTGTCTTTTGTGTTTTTAACTTCTTCCGCAGTAACAGGGAAGCCTTCAATAAACTCTGGTTGTGAGTTGTCTTGTGTGTATTTTTCTGTAATTTCTTCTACCATTTTTTTTCTTTGGTTATTTTTGCCATATTGTTAAGACGACTAGTTCTTGTCGTCTATGCCAAGTCATATTTTGAAATTGGTTACAAATTTTACTTAGTTGTGAAGTTGCATCCGTAGGATCTCTTAAGGTTAGTTTTAGTTGTAATTTGTCCTCTTCTATTTCCAGCCAGTCCCATTTTTCAATACTCTTTGAAATTAAGAGTTTTTGAATTGCTGTTCTTTTGGATGTGTCTTTTATTTCTAAAAGGTCTTGTCCCATTTTAAACTAGTTTTCTTTGGTCGTTTTTTATCAGGATGCTTATTTCATCTCCTATTTCTAGAGGGGAGAATTCCTCTTTATTTGTTCTTTCTTCACTAAACGAGACATTATTCCCGTCGTGCTTTTCTAGTTTAAGAGTTCTTACTGTCTTGATGTTGTTAGTGTGTGTTTTGATTTCTCTTATTTTGCCCCTCATTTTTTCTTGAATTATTTTTCTTCTAGTTTATTGACTCTTTTTTTTAATTGCTCTAAGTCTATGCTTAAAGTGTCTTCAGTTTCTGCGAGGTCGTTGTCTATATGCTCTACTTTTTGTTTTAGAATTTTGTTTGACATCTCTAATTTTGTAACTCTATCGTTTAGGGTTTTAGATTTTTTATAGAGATGATTTACTTTCTGTTTGTTATGCAGTTTTTCTTTTTTTGTTTCTTCTCTTTCACAGATAATTACATCTATGAGGCTTATACTCCATAACTTGCTTATGTTTTTGAAAAGTGTTTTTAGTCCCATTTTTATGTGAATATGTGAGGTGGGGAGTTATCCCCTAACAATATATATAGAACTCTAGATTTATATACTTACTTTAGAAGTGTTTTTTTATTCACATAAAAATGGGGGAGGGGATAAAATTAGATAAGGTTACATGCTCATGTAACCTAGTAATACCCATTTGCCTTCTGTGTCACTCCATATTAGAGTAGAACCTCTTACGAAGTCCCCGCCTGTACTTCCTAATATATTTCCTTCTGTGTCTTCATCTATGGTTACATTAGTCCCAGTAGCACCTCTTAATACTAAAAGGTCTCCGTCGTTACCTTCTGGGAAGATGTTTATTATATCATTGCTACCGTCTCCTTCTGTGATAATTAAGTTTTGAGAGTCTCCTCTATTTACATTCCCATTTTCTACCGGAGTTATTGATTCATCTCCCGCACTAAATCCTCCAATTTCATCTTCTCCATTCCCATTTTCTATGGGTTCCCCATTTACTTTCAGGGTGTTAAAATTACCCTCTTTTGCGTTAATATAATCCCAAGTTACCATTTTTATTCTTGTGTGTTTGTGATTAGTGTTACAGCCTTAGGGTTTGTAAGTTGTGTTGTTCCAATCTCCCAAGCCTTAATCGTCCAAGATATTCCCGGATTGTCTTCTGTGTGAGTTGTCAGAGGGACAACTTCTTTCCAAGTTCCACACATTCCACTAATCGCAACTAACGCCTCGTCGTCTGGTACTGTGTTGCTTACTTTTACAGTAACCCCAGCAAGATTTCCTACCCTTCCATTTCTTCCAATCTCTTGACTAAACATTCTTTGAATTTTCTCGTTGTCCATCATTGAAGCGAAGTCACTTGGATTAACTACGAGGAAGGTTTCATTAGTGTAAGGGTCGTAGTTGTGTTTTTGCATCTCTCTTATTGCTTTGAGTATGTCTCCAAATGGATTTCTGTTTGCTACTGTGCTAGAGTCCCACTCGTTGCCGTCTTCTATTGTGATGTGGTTAATTTTGTCTGGACTTCCTTCTTCAGACAATACACTGTATATTTCTTCATCTACTTGTTTCGCTACTCCTCTACCTATTCTTAGTAGTGTTCTTGCTATCACATCTATCTCATTAGTTAGCCAGTCTTCATAAGCAATTGTTCCTTCAAGTGCGTATTTGTCCATGGTTGCTGTTTTTCTATCCCATTTAACTTCGGCATAAGGAAAATTTGCTAATCTAGGCACTCCTTTAATGTTTCTTGTTCCGCTTGCTTTTAGTTCTTCTGCATCTTCTTGAAAATAAGTCTCCTTCCATGCATTAGAACGATTTACCATTACTAAATCCCTCATGGTGTAAGATTGAAGAGCGAAACCTTTCACCATTTGGTCAATGTTTTCTTTTCTAAGTTCTTTTTGATGTACTGTTGTAGTTGCCATTATTTGCTACCTCCTTTATTTTTTTGTTTGATTGCTGACATTACTTCTTTTTCATATCCCTCTGGATCTTGAAAAGGTTCTTTTTTGTTTTCTTTGAAATATTTCTCCCTAAATTCTGCTTCTGCTTTTGTTTCTTTCGGGAGCCCTGCTTTTTGTCTTCTTATTGCTTCTCTTCTCTCTCTTCCTGCTTGTGACATTTTACTATAGTAAAATTACCTCCACTTTTTCTCCACCGCTGAAGTCTGTTAATGCTCTACCGAAGGCAAGTTTTACGTCTGTGGTTGTTTTGACTTCGTTCTCTCCTGCGATTTTGATTAAGTCCCCTGCGGATCCACTTTCTTCGCTTCCTGCTTGGAATTCAAAAACTCCTTTTGTGTAACAGCTTACAGTTGTGCTCCCGTCGTCTTTTTCTTTGTCCATTGCTAGGACTCCAGCGAAGACGTCCCCGTCTTCTGCTGATTTTTCAACTTCTCTTGTTCCTGTGAGTTTCATTATTGTCCCTTTTGTGAATTCGTTTTCGTCGGAGACATTGAATTCTAAAGGCACTCCTTCGTGGATAAGTTCAACTATGGTTGTGTTTGCCATATTAAAGAAATAGGGAGTTTAGAATTTATAAAATTTTATTTTTAGATTTTTAGTCCTGTACCTGATAAGAATTCGTTACATTCTCGTTTTGTTTTTTCTTCTTCGGTTTCTGGAGGTTCGTAAGTGGATTTTCCTTTTTGAAGTTCTGCTTCTAGTTTTTTGTTTCTTTCTTTGATTAGTTCAAGTTCTTTTTCTTTTTCTTTTTTGATTTCTTCGTCTGGGTCTGTTGGTGTTTCTTCTTTTGTTTCTTCGTTTGTTTCTTCTTTTGTTTCTTCGTTTTGGTTTTCTGTGTTTGATTCTGGCTTACTTTCTGGTTCTGTCTGGGTGTTGGGTCGGATTGATTCTTTTTCTTGTGCTTTTTCGTCTTCTTGTGCTAGTTTCACAGCTTCGTCAATTTGCTCCTGTGCGTTTCTTTCCGTTACCTTTTCGTTACTTTGCGTTTCCATTGTATTTTATAATTTGTTGTCTAAGTTTTTGAGTTTTTCGTTTTGCTTGGCTAAAATGTGGGTGTTGTGTTTGATAACTTCTTTAAGTTCTTCTTCTCTTTTTTCATTTTTTTTAACGAAATAGAAGATTAGGAAGATATTAAATCCTGTCCATAAACCTAGAATTCCTTTATTTGCTAATTTCATGATTGTTTCCTCAATCATTTATCATTTTTTACCTCTCTTTATTTTTCTGCTGTTTGGGGGTTAAGATTGCTTTGTTTTTCTCCTTGAAGGTTTCCGTCTTTTCTTTCGTCAGTTTTTAGGTCTTCCATAAGGTCTCTTGGGAATTCAAACTCTACTTCTATACCTAGTTGGGCTTTGAGTTGTTCTTCCAGAAATAATTGGTTCCATTCTACCATTTGTTGAAACGCAAGATATAGGATTTTGGCTGTTGCTTCTGTGTCTGCTTCTCCACTCCCTAGAATGATTAGAGGAATCCCTTCGGCTCGGATGACTTCCTCCTCTAGTTTCTTTATCCATGGGAGTGGATCAAGTGTTGAGTATTGAGGGACAGATATTCTTTCCATACTTTCTACTGTATCTTTTGGGACAATCATATTTTCTCCTTGTTTGATTGCGTTGTCTAGTTTTGCTTTGTATTTGTTAATTTCAACTTCGTCGTCTGAATCTACATAAGAGATAATAAGAGGCTTAACATACCTCCTAAATAGTATGTTCATAGATTGTTTTGTTTCTTGGAGCATTTCAACTGTTCCAGTTCTGTTTGGGTCGTGGCTGGTTAGTCTTTTGAGACTACTTGTTCCGTGTGGATTGTCTCCGTCAGAATTAAAAGGAAGGTGGAATATTTCGTCTGGATTGAATTTTTGTACTGGTTTCTCGTGTCTGTCTAAATAGACATATTTGTCTATGAAACCTTTTTGGTCTATGTGAATTTGCACCCTTCCCGGGTTTAATGTTTTTAGGTTAGTGACTGCTCCCCTTCCGTCTCTAATTATCTCTGCGAAGTAGTCCCCTACTATGGAGTATGTTTTTACTGCTTTATACATTATGGTGTGAAAAGTTTCCTTTCCTGTTCCTGTGAAGTTTTTTAGCAGGGTCTTTGTGTTTTCGTCTGCTTTGACTCCTCTTCCTACTGTCCAGAAGGCTTTTTTGTCAATAATCGGGGCTACATCTGGAAGGTTGTATATACCTAAGTATTTTGTCCATTCAGGGGTGTAAGTATAGAACCTTGTTCCCCCAGTGTCTCTTGCTGGCTGGATTGTTGCATCTTCTTGTTTTTTGCTTAAGTCTGTGGTTGTTGCGTTGTCTATATTTAGGTTACTCATATATGTGTATTGGGAGAAGAAATTTTATTTAACTTTTGATTTATGTTTTGTTTTATGTTTTGATTTTATAATTCTTCTTTGATGTTGTTGTCTTTTTTGTTTTGATTGCCGTTGTCTTCAATTCTATCTAGAATTATGTTTGATGTGATTATGTTTCGGTCACTATCAATTATTATTTCTTCTACCATGTTCCCATTTATTACGTTATTCCCGTTATCGTCTAGGTCTAAGAGGTGGATTTTGTCGCCATTTCCTACGTTTCCAGTTATGGAGCAACGAAAAAGTTTGGCTGTAATGTCTCCTCCTAGTTCGTTTCCTACTATGGAAGACAGGTTATTTCTCCCTTCGGTAGTTTCAAAGAAGATTTCGCAAAATTCGGATTTGTTATAGTGGATGTTTAATCTGTTGAGGAGTCCCTCGGCTCTTATGAATGTTCTTGGGCTCTCTAGATTAAATCCGAAATAGTAGCAATTGATGATTTTTGAGTTTTGAGTTCCTAACATTCTTATGGCTGTTTGACAGTCTATGAAATTACAGTCTTGTATTTTGTTATTATCAAAATCTCCTTCTGTTCTTATTCCTTCGTGAGAGTTAGAGAATGTGAGTTTTTCAAAAGTGGCTCTTTCTGTGAATAATACTAGGCAGGCTTTATTTTCGGGGGATTCTAAAACTGTTTCAAATCCTGCTCCTGTTATAAGAATTCCTCGTTTTAGGATTGGGATTTCTTTTTTTATTTGATATGTTCCTTTTTTGATATGGATGTGAAATCCTTCATCCCAGTGGTTTTGGTT